ATGGACCCGTTTGAGCCTACTAACTTTTTGGTACAGGTTGGTACTAAAAACGTAGACATAGATACAGATAAGCATCTGTTGACGTTTGATCATGTAGAATACAGTGACCGTTCTGGTGCTAACACTACTTTGTTACAGAGCATACTAGATAAGACTACATTGCTAATCATGCACAACGCACAGCACGACTTAATGTGGTTGTGGGCATCCGGCTTCAAATATGATGGCGAAATATATGACACTATGTTAGCTGAATACATTCTGCAACGAGGTCAAAAGCAGTCTGTAAGTCTGTTGGCCTGTGCTGAACGACGGAACTTAACCTTTCAGAAGGATGATACACTAAAGAAATATTTTAAAGAAGGATACAACACAAATGAAATACCCCTTAAAGAGCTTACCTTTTATCTTGATTGCGATCTTAATGTTACTGCCGAATTGTTCCATGCTATTAATACCGAAGGCTACGCCAAAAGCGAGTCCAACGGAATGGATAGAGTTCGAGCCATTACCTGTGAAGTCTGTAAAACCCTTACCCGAATGTATATGCGAGGGTTCAGGGTGGATAGAGTCGCCCTTCAAAGAGTAAGAGAAGAGTTTGAACAAGAAAAGACAGACATTGAGGCTAGATTGTTTAAGCAGATCCGTGACCTAATGGGGGACACACCTGTTAATTTAAACAGTCCAGAGCAAGTGTCTCAGGTTATCTTTAGTAGAAAAGTAATTAATAAAAGAGAGTGGGTAGAGCTATTTGACTTTACAAGAAATTTGTCTGAGTTCAGATCTGCTATTGCAGCTAATACTACAATGCTTCGTAAGACAGTAGCATTTAGTTGCCCTACTTGTAACGGGATAGGCAGCCGCTATAAAAAGAAGAAGGATGGTTCTAACTTTAAGAAATCTAGCAAGTGTCAAGATTGTTTAGCTAGAGGCTACCAATTAGAAGAAACAAATAAATTAGCTGGGCTAGGATACAACCCTCCAAACAAGTCTTGGGTGAGTGCTAATGGTTTTAGTACCAGTAAAGGTAACTTAGACATACTTATATCAACAGCTAGAACTAGGAGCATGGGAGTTGCAATAAAGTTCTTAGAAGATATAAAGCGTTTATCTGCTGTAACTACCTACCTATCATCATTTGTTGAGGGCATAAGTAACTATACAAAAGAGGATGGCTTTCTCCATGTATCCCTGACACAACATATTACCGCTACTGGGAGGTTCTCAGGACGTAACCCTAATATGCAGAACATGCCTAGAGGTGGTACGTTTCCAGTGAAGCGTGTCTTTGTATCCAGATGGAAGGGCGGCTACATATTAGAGGCTGACTTTGCACAATTAGAATTTAGAGTTGCAGCATACCTGTCACAGGATGAGGTGGCTATGAAGGAGATAGATACAGGGTTTGATGTTCATAGTTATACAGCCAAAGTTATATCAGATGCTGGACAAGAAACGTCCCGCCAGGTTGCGAAGGGTCATACATTTGCTCCCCTTTTCGGGGCGAGTGGGTTTGGTAGAAGTAAGGCGGAAGCTGCCTACTACAAACATTTTAATGATAAGTATCAAGGCATAGCTAAGTGGCATAAAAAATTAGGGGAGGAGGCAATTAGACACAGAAAGATAACAACACCCTCTGGCAGACAGTATGCTTTTCCTGATGTTGAACGTCGAATGAATGGGCAGCCATCATATTTTACTATGATAAAGAACTATCCTGTGCAAGGATTTGCTACTGGAGACATTGTGCCATTAGTTCTTCTTGAAATGGATAAAAGATTAGGGGCGTTGAAGTCGTGCTTAGTTAATACTGTACATGACTCTACAGTGATTGATGTACATCCCAAGGAAAGAGAAGCAGTGATACAAATCATAGCAAAAATAAACGAAGATTTAGATCAAATAATAGAGGAGACATATGATGTAAAAATGAATGTACCCATGCTTTTAGAAGCTAAGATAGGCCCTAATTGGCTTGACACAGAAGACGTTTTATAGTATAACTATAATTCTTTTCAAACATTACATAGAAAGTAAATTATGAACTCAGAACTTATAATATCGGGTGTCTCAGGACAGGCACTAGCCGAAATGATGGGGGTATCTTCCTCTAATGATGACGGCACTAAAAGGGCATCTAACTTAGCCAGGCTTAGTATAATGTCTAAACCTATCATGGGCGACTTCGAGTCGGATGGTAAAGTTAGAAAGACAGAGGTGTTACCAGTTGGTGCATACAGACTAAAGGTAGATGATGAATTTGTTTACTGTCTTAATCCAGAGATACGGATCTTTTCTCTTAAAGAACAGTGGACACACTGGGACTCAGTAAATAACGCTATGGATCGTTCTTTAATGGCTAATAACCTTTATGGAGATTTAAAAGACTCCAAAGGAACATTTAATATAGGAAGGCCAACCGGATACCATTCCAAAAAAGAGTACGATGCTTTATCTCAGGCCACTAAAGATTTGATGCGTTCTGTAAAAAGAACTAAGATAATATTTGGTACGGTTAATTTTAATGGCCTTGCTTTGGATGAGAATGGTAATGAAGTTACTGGCTATGATGGTCAGATACCATTTATACTAGACACAAAAAATAAGGATAGTATTAATGCTCTGAGAGATGCCTTGGACTTAGTAAAACGAGACAGTACACTTCCTATAGAAGCCAAGCTGTTAAAGAGAAGTTTTATTTTGGGGGCTAAAATAGAATCTGTTCCACAAACGTATGCTACTATACTATTCACTGTTAAGGGTGAAGTAGACCTTGAAGATCAAGACAATAAAACATTTGAGAGCTTTCAAGATTGGATTATTTGGTCTAACACTTACGTCTTAGATAAGTGGAAAGAACACAATGTCCAAGAACTTAGCCAAGAGGATGCAGATCTTACAGAACAATTTGTTGAGATTGAAGAGTTTACTGGCGCAGGTGTATAATGGAACAACTATCTGAGGCAGGCCATTGGTACGACAAAGATGGTTCGCCTACTTACACTATTATTGGGGCAAATGGTAAAGAAAGAAATACCACCCTAAGAGATGCGAGGCAGTGGGGATACGTCCCCTCTGTCACAACAGTAATAGGCATGGCAGCAAAACCTGCTCTAGAGAACTGGAAAGTTAATCAAGCACTAAACTCTGCCATAACATTAGAACAAGACCCTAATGAATCTATAGAAGACTTTACTAATAGATGTAAACAAGACTCTAAAAAGATAGGCAGGGATGCAGCGGAACGTGGCACGATTATCCACGCCCAAATTGAACAAGGGTTTATGGGTGGTAAAGAAACAAAAGCTTATAAGGTTATTAAAGACTATCTAGATGAAACTTTTCCTGGGGAAGAATGGATTGCAGAAGACTCTTTTTGTTCTATTTCTGGTTATGGTGGTAAGATAGATTTATATTCTAAATCAGGAATTTTTGTTGACTTTAAGACTAAAGATGGGTTACAAGATAAGAAGGCATCTAAGCTAGTGTATGATGATCACGGTATGCAATTATCGGCTTACGCTGCAGGATGTAATTTTAATAAACCAGAAAGAGTTTCAATATTTGTAGACAGAGAAGATCCTGAATTAATAGCAGTGCATAAGTGGGACATAGAAACCCACGAAAGACACTTAGCTATGTTCGACAGTCTTCTGTCATACTGGAAACTAATGAAAAAATATGATCCATCAGAGATCTTAAACAATAACAAAGATGAGGCAGCATAATGGTAAAGATGAAAATTGAAGGCACAGAATTCGATACAGATAATATGAATGAGGAACAAAAAGAATTAATTGAAGTTCTAAAAGTAAATACAACTACGTCGAATGTAGTCAATCATATGTTACAATGTGTGAACGCAATAGGTAGAGTTAAAATTGATGAATTAAAGGCTCTCCTTACAGATGGTAAAAAAGAATAATAGTAAACGCAAACACAATTCTAGACGCTACAGAAGTGGTTTAGAAGAAACACTTGCAGAATACTTAACACATCACCAAAAAGAAATACGCTACGAACTGCTGAAAGTTCAGTGGGAGGATTTGAGGTATCGTACTTACACACCTGACTTCCAATTGGACAACGGCATTATAGTTGAAGCTAAAGGATTGTTTGATAATGATGACAAACGCAAGCATTTAGCTATCCAAAAGCAACACCCTGAGCTAGACATACGCTTTGTATTTTCTAACGCTCAAGCTAAGTTGTATAAAGGTTCTAAGACTAGATACTCAGGGTGGTGTGAGAAGAACAACTTTAAGTGGGCGCATCGAGTTATACCATTAGAGTGGCTACTAGAAAAAGGTAGTCACACTAAGGCTACTGTAGTAAAATTAAAAACAGAAAGAAAGGATACTTAATGGGCTATACGTTAGCTGATGATGAGGTTGCTCTTATATTACGACCTATAAGCTTTAATGCGGAGGGGGAATGGAGTGGTTTAATATCTACTGGATTAGCAATGGGGCCAGAGAGTAACATAGATAAGGATATACTTAGTGACTTGATAAAGTGTGCTACCTTTTTGAGTGCCTTCCTTGATGTTGCACACGACTATCCAAACATTATGGAAGTTGTTGAAAGAAGAAGAGAAGAAATGATTAAAATATTTGAACAAGATGTCGAGGAAGAAACTAATGGTTTGCCGGAAGTAGAAGTACAAACTTCTGGGGGACAGGTTATAAAGTTTGGCCCTACATCTAAAACGAAAGGCAGCGCATGACTGAAGAATTAATACGGAAGCCAGCACACTACGCTCGATGGCAGATAGAACCGATTACCTATACTATGATGAATGACTTTGAGTTCTGGAGGGGCAACATAGTCAAGTACGCTAGTCGTGCAGGGCATAAAATGTATGATGGAATGGATAAACACGAGAGTGAAATTACAGATCTTAACAAAGTAATACGATATGCTGAGA